GTGCAGTCACACTTGAACAAAACAGATTCCCAGAAGATTCTGGAACTGTAAGATTAACTGATCCTCAGATCGTCAGTATTGTTGGTAGTACAGTCACACTTAACGTTCCATTTACAGGATCTGGTAGTGCAAGTAATATCACATTCACTGCAACTAGAGATGAGAAGTTTAGAATTACTGATAGAGTTCGTGACATCTTTACTGTTGATGGATGTTCTGGTGATACAGTAATTGGTAACCCAAGTGGTACAATCTTAGCATCTAGATCTCAATACGGAACTTCTGTTGCTTCACATACAGCTGGTGCTACAGTTTATACAATTCTTAAAGATCCTAAGGTAGACAACAGTATTGCTACAACATTCGTTAATACTGTTAGCACACTTAGCACTACAGTTACAGATATTCCTGTAGATGACATCACTAATTTTGAAAATGGTGACTTTATATTCGTAGGATTTGGATCTGGTGGAAATGAAGAGATCATGCAGATCAACGGAACTCCTCAAGCTGGTGCAGTCGCACCTGCAGGTATATTACCCGTTGCTCGTGTTGGATCTATAGCTAATGTTCCTGGCGCAGCATCAACACACAATGATGGTGAAACTGTATTCAGAATTTTATTCAGAGAAACTACACTTCTAACAAATGATATTGCTGGATCTGGATCTAATGCTGTTGAGATTGGATTGGAAAACAGTGATGTTGTTCCATTCTTCCTTGATCGTGAATATTGGTTAGTAATTGATAGTGAAATCTTCCTCGTAACTAGCAGCGTCACTAATGATGGTGGCACAACACTAGTTAAGAAAGATTATCATCATGGTAGATTAGATGTATATGATGATGTTAAGTTTATTGGTTCTAACTTTGAGATCACTGGTACAGATAACAACGTACCTATCCTTAAGTTAACTAACAACGAAGAACATCACTTTGAGGGTGGTGCACTTGATATCAACGCTGCTACTGATGTTAGTGGTAACCTTAGAGTATTCCCATCTAAGTGTGTTGAGGATCCTGATGCTATCCAGTTTACTAACAAATCATTTACTCCAACATTCAGAGTTGAATCTGAGTTTGGTGACACATTTGTTGGTCGTCTACTTGATGTAGCTGGTATTGCTGGAACTAACCCAACTAATTCACAACCAATTCTTGATGTTAGAAATCTAGGTGTTAATGGTGCTAATAGCTTTACCATTATGCAAGATGGATCCATTGATGCATTCAGTTACAAGGGATTCAAGAACAAGAACGGTGGACATATTACTAAGTTCCTCAACGCAGATTCTACTCTGTCTGTCAATATAAATTATATTGTAGCGGTAGCTCCTTCTACTGGTGCTCTTGTGCTTACACTTCCAAGTAATCCTGAGACAGGAGACTGCATCAGATTTACTGAAGTTGCAGGATCATTGACTTACAACAACTCACTTGTAATTCGTGCTCCAATCGTTGGTGGTGAACCAGTAGCACTTCAAGGAGATACTTCTGGAACTAAGTTGGGTGGTTTATCCACACCATATGGATCTGGTGAACTGGTTGTACAAAACAGAAATGCATCCTTCGGACTCATTTATGTTGGACAAACAGATGGTGATAACTTTATTCCTGCTGTCTATCAAGGTTGGTGGTTAACTGAACTATAATGGCATTCTACAACAGACTAAAAACTATGAAGTCCGCACCCATAGGCACTATCATGCCTTGGGGTGGACAGTCTAGTAGTGGTAACAATCCTAATAATATTCCTACGGGGTGGATTGCTTGTGATGGTAGAACCTTTGAAGCTAATGATTATCCTTTGTTAGCATCTATGATTGGAAATACATATGGTCCTACTGACAATGCAATTGTTGGAAACTTTCCTGATTTTGAAGATGGAGATACTTTTAGAGTTCCTAACATGAATGGTAGGTCAATGGTTGACCTTGAAAAATCATATCTACTTGATAGTAAATATCAGTTTGGACAATCAGACGCCTATGATGTGATTGGAGATTTAGTTGAAGGTGATGGTACAACTGTTACTCCTCCAACTATCTACAGTGCTGATACGGATCTACAATTTCAATTAGATCCAATTGATACTATGGCAGGAAAAATTCAAAACATTAACTTGAATGATCCTACATGGTCTAAGACATATTATACTATTGGAAGAAAATTAGGTATTGATCATACGCCTGGTCATAAACATAAAGGACAATATACAACGGCGTTTCCTAGTGGTAAGTATGTTCAGGTATTTCAGGCAGCAGTAGCTGAAACAACTGGTAATCCAAACTATGAGTCTGCAAACTTAACTGGTACTACTAATAGTGATACTGCAGACCAGTGGCCAGCAGGATTTGGTTCATTAACATACTATGATGAAAATACTTTAGTATTAACAAACGAATCAAAATCTTTTACACAACAAGAGATTCCAATTGCAGGATCAACAAGAACTATTCCTGGTCACGGTGCATATACCTCAGCATTTTCTGATTCATATAATTATCAACATTATATGAAACAACACACTGGTGTATTTCCTCCTCCTGTAAATATTTTTGGTAGATCAAACTATTACAATGGAGATGTTAATCAAACATATCCAACTAACCTTAGTCATATTGGAGAAGATTTTACTGATGCAACTTTAGCATCACATAATCATTTCAGTTTTGATATTACTATGAATATTGGTGGTCTTAGAATTCCTCCAAATATTGCTGTAAATAACGTACAATCTTATACAGTTAACGTTCAAGACATACCAGATGCGTTAAATATTCTTATGGACAATCAAACACCATCACAAACTGTGATAATGATTATCAGAGCTTACTAAAATGGCAGTCTTTTTAAATCAAGAAAGAACCAAGATAGGAACAACAACAGGAACGTTGATTGCTTTTCCTCAAGAGTTGGAAGTAAATGATCCTAATGTAGGAAATAGTTTACAATTATTACCATCTGGTTATTTAAGATGTGATGGTAGCATTTATAACTCATCAGTTTATCCAGCATTGGCAGAAATTCTTGGAACGGGTGAAGAATGCACATTTAGACAAACAGGAGTAACATTAACAGTTGATCAATTCCAAGTACCAGATTTAAGATCCAAATTTATTAGAGCTAGTTCTGCATCTGATCAAGGTGTCATCAACGATGCTACAGTTACCAATGTTTCTGGTCAAACTGTTGACAGATCTGGTGTTGGTGTTACTGTCTCAAGTAATGTGGGATCTGTTGCAACAGTTGACATGACAGGACAGTTCAGAGTTCCTCCTAGAACTGTCAATCTTACAGGTAATGTTGGTTTTACCAAACCTAGAAACCCAGACGAAGAGGTTGTTCCTGCTAATGCTTTTCAACCACACATGCACTATAGTACAACATTTAGATGTAGAACTATTAGGCGTGCTGGTAGTGATGTATTTGAATTAAATTATTACACAAACGCATCTACTATCGGTGTAGTTAATTGGTATGATAATACTGATGCTGCAGCTGGTGAGGGTAATGATGGAAGACAACCTGCATGTTTACATTATGCACAGTCTGAAGTATGGAATGAGGGTAATTATGTTCCATCTGGAACATTCTTAGGATCTGGTGCAACTTTTGAATATTATGGTATTTGTAAGGGAACTTGTGGTGGATTTATTACCAGTTGTTTGATTCCTACTGGTAGGACTATGGCTATGAGTACTACTCCAGAAGGTCCTTGTAAACAAACATATATTATAAATCTTTTTCTTATTACTATTACTATAGGACCTGTTAACATGGAGTGTGCAGGTACTAGTCGTGAATTACCTGCTAACTACATTGAAGGTGCTGATGGAGTTGGTAATGATAATATTCCTACCGCAGCAGCTACTCCTGGCGGTGTTCTACAATCATTTGCTTTGTTTGAACAGTTAGATGTTGACCCAGATGCATTTATCAATAAAGGTTTAGGACAGTGGGCGTATGCAGAATATGGCAGTACTTTATGGAGCACCTTAGATGATTTTGTCACAGGTGAAGTTGATATGGTTGGTGGATCTGGATCTGGAATGAGATTAACTGTTAGATTTGAGGCGTGGCCAGGTGATGGTGGACTTCCAACTAACACAAGGTATAGAGTTGTTGCTGTTGTAAATGGTGGCACTGGATATGCTGCTGGTAATATCCTTACATTTCCTGACATAGGAACATATAATCTTAGTGCTGGTAGCACTGCATTTAGATTACAAGTAAATACTACATCTTTTGGTATTAATGCAGAGGACGCTGCAGCATATCCCCACAACACATCTTTACATGATGTTTTACCTCTTGATACCAATGTGGATAATCCTAATCCAGATCAAGCAGCATATCCTCAAGTTTCAAATATTGTTGAGACTACAGATTCATTTGATTATCCAGAGGATCCCACATCCCACACACATACTATAAATTATACAACTGGACTTACTAACTATAAGTTAAATATACCAGAGACATTTATTTCTACTGAGGGAATGAGTGCTTCCATTAGTGTTCAACCA